CGTTCATAGGAGCAACCACCACATTCATCAGCAGTTTTAGACTTGTGAGCATAAACTTTAGGTGGAACAATATACCCACCATCAACAAGTTCAGGTGCAGAAACACGGCAGATGATGTTACCATAGACATCAACATCGTTCATTCCTGGTTTACCCACAGTCACAGAAGTCTTGCGAGTTGCAGTGAAGAAGTAGCAACGATTTGCATTTGCAGAGAAGTGCTCCGTTGCGGGAAAAAAGTTACGTTTGACGGAATTATGTGCTTCATCCATATAGATGGTATCCACATCAATCTCCGCATCAACAAGACGCTGAAGAGAGTTATAGGTGGTTACAATCAACTTGTGACGTGACTGATTGTCCTCAACCCACTGACTAATCACAGCAGGACGAGTAGAACTTTCCCAGTGAACATCACCAGAATGGCAGTGAAATACAGCAGCATTAGTGATAAACTCCAGAAACTCACTGGACAACTGCTCGCTCAAAAGTATTCTAGGAGCAACAACAACAATGGTCTGTGGAATTGCAGACTGAAACTGCCTCACAGCATCCATAATCATATTCAGGGACTTCCCACCACCAGTAGGATAGATCAGTTGACCAAGATTGTGCTGCTGCATAGCAACATCACCCCTAACTTGATGAGGACGGGGTTTGATTTGCATTGTGGTTGTGCTCATACTATAAGGACAATTTGGACGATCCTAACTTTAATACCCCTGTACTTTCAGAGTTTTGAGTTGATCACTAATCATTCGCATCGCAGCACGACTATATCCTGTTGCATAAGGTGTAGACTTTTCGTGATCGTCTGATTGGTAGTCTACATTATAGCACACATTGATTGCATTCTCAAGACCCTCAATAAGAGTTTCCAGAGTACTTACAGACACGTTCACAGTTTCCATGGTGTTGTAGGGGATTGTGGAGGGGTTACAGAGAGTATATCAGGAAGCATAAAACATCTCAAACAAATCTTCTTCTTTGGATTTGATGTGATGATCAAGAACATTACGCATCATTGCAAGTTCATCTTGCTGCATACGCAGTTTCAGGATTTGCTCTCCAAGATCATGCAGTTTGTTGTTGATTAGAACTCGGTCCATACCATTCACAGCAGTGACTTGATGTTCAGTGCCGTTAATGATTACAGGTTGGTCAGTGATAGTAAAGGACATTTGCTTGGTGCTCATACCATAGAGACACTTTAGACGATCCTAACTTTAATCACTGGGACATTCTTGCTGCTGCTCTTCCAAGTGCTATGGTTTTTGCTTTTCCAGTTGCTTTCTGTCCTGTTTCTTTTTCATATTTTGATAGTTCTTGTTGCTTCATGATACCAAGCAACGTTCTTTCACCTGCTTTGCTTTGAATGTTTCTTTCTTTCTGAGACAATCCTGATGGTTTTGCTGGTTTGTAATCAGGAGAAACTGGTTTTGCTGCTTTCTTTTTAGAGAGGAGTTTTGATGCAGTCTTTGCTATTTCTTTTGTTTTTGGTTTTGCACTACTAGATGTTTCTCCACCACTTTTTGCTGCTGCTCTTTTTCTTGCTGCTGCTATTCTTTCTGCTTTTGCTGCTGCTGCTGCTTTTGCCTTTACATCAGCACTTCCACGTTCTTGTTCTGGTTCTTGTACTCTAGCAGATGACTGACGTTGAGAACCAATATCCGTTCTGGGTTTATACTCAACTGGTTCAGTTTTACCTCCACCAATTGACCTTACTCTACGTCTTTCAGCAGGAGTTTTCTTACGTTCGGGACCAATTCTTCCACCTTCACCAGTCTTACGGATTTGTGCTCCAGACATAAAGTCTGCATCATATGCTTCACAAATAGACATAAATTCGGAGAACGTCTTCATTTTTTGCAGTGTAGATAACCTTTCAGATATTTATACTATAATACCTCCCGACCCAGAATGGGTGAGGAGGTGGACGATTCTTAAAGTGTCTTAATAGTCTTGATCCTCTACTAATGTTGGATTTGCTTTTTGTTCTTCATCACGAATCTTGTCTGCTGCTGCTTTACTCCCCTTAAAAACACGATTTTCAGCATAGAAACCACGAACACGTTGACGACGAGCAGCAACTAGAATATCGTATTCTTCAGTTTGCTTACCTGTTAGAACAAAATTTTGACGGCGCCAAGCAACCTGAAGTTCACGAAGATGATGGAGAATGTTAGAAGTCATGGGTTCAGGATACAGGAGTTTCGGTTTCGTTAGGAGTTTCAGTAACTACTTGTTTAGGTGTTACACGAATGTTATAGGGACTATTAAAGAACCTACGGAATGATGTGGTAATGATGATTGCAGTGCTAATAACACCTACCAGACCTAGCAAGGTAACAGCATCACCACTAAAGTTAAATGTACTTGGTGTCATAATCAATAATCAGTGTTGGAGTTTAGGAAAGAGTTGAAAGTTTTGTTGTCTTTATCATCATCAAAGAGATTTTCATTCATCTCTTCTACAAAATCAAAATTAGAGAACTCTTCAACTTGAAGATCGTCGTAGTCGTCCATTCTTTGGTTTGGTGCTTACACTATAGAGACACTTTGGACGATCCTAACTTTATTTACTTGCAATAATAGATAACAATAAAAAACCCATCCAAAGTTCCTGTCATATAAGAAGTTTTTCCAAACCATTTGCAAAAAAAAGAATCCTCATTTGTTTATGTTCTTCTTCAGTTTGTTCTATGAATTCTTTTCCTGGGCACAAGGAATCTCCCATTAAAATTGTACCACCACCCAATCTTTTTTTGCAGAGATCTACATTATCACGCATAATATCAACACCATAAATGTCTTGTAGTGCATCAAATTCAGTCATTTTATGTATTAGGATTTTGATCCATTTGATAGCACAAAGGAATTGTCCATCTCCGCAAGCAGGATCAAGAACTGTTTTACCAGGTAAAAAGCAATCAAGATCAGTTTTCTGTAGCATATCAATTACCAAATCAGTGGGAGTAAAAATTTCTGCGGTTTCTTTGATACGATATTCATCACGATCAATCTCTCCCATATATGAGTGATCATCCATATAATCTTTAATCTTATTCCATATAATTTTCGACATAAGATTGCTCCTCTTTAGTTAAATTAAACAACTCATACATTTGTAAATCCGACATTGCATAATCAGTAGGGAGATTTGGTAAGGCACAGAATACTTTTTCGTTACCAAATCCTGACCATTTGGCAGTCTTGAACAGATATTTCATCAATTTGGTGTTGAGATTGTTTTCAAGATTCTTACCACTAATATCATCATCAACCAGTGCATAGTATATCATATCTGTGCCACCATAAAAACCATTGTCATAGAATGGTTTGGTATATCCACTACGAGACCACATTACTTTTTTTCTATTGCCCCAGTCTTGGCGAATTTTAGAGTACCAAACTTGGGCATTAGTATGAAAAATTGGATAAATATGATCTTCTGTTTTTATCTTACTAATAGTATCATTACGATGAATCAGTACATTGTGACAGGTTACATAATCATATTTTACATTCATTTTGTCAATGACACTGAAGATTATTTTTCTGTGAATGTTTAGTGATTCCTCACTTACATCAGCAGGTAGATAAAATAGTGTAGAATCAATTGTTTGCTCAAACGTACCTTTATCAGTAATAATTTCTGTTTTTTTTGATTTTGGTCGATTATATATTAGATAATCTGCAAATGTACTTCCAACTTTAGAAAAATACTTCTTGGTATCTAATCGCAAATACTTTACATCTTTTTCTTGCATCAACTTAAGAATTTTACTTGACGGAGACAGAAAACTACTAGGAGAAACCTGAAGAAGTATTCCTTCAGGTTTTAACCACTTGTCAAATGCACGACGAGTAAAATCAATCCATAATTTATGTTGTGTTTTCTTTTTATTTGTATAATCCTGAAATGGTGGATTAGTTGCTACTACGTCAAATTGCATTAACAAACTCCTGATTTCTTTAGGTTCAAAAATGTATTTATTGAAGTTGAAATCTCCTTCGATTTCTTTGGACGACGTTCACCGTGAATTAGAGCAACACCTTCTTTATTGTGATATTGAGTACCAACATATTTTGTTTTGGGTAAGTGCCAAGCACCATTTTTTTGCAAAGTAAAAGGAACTTCAATATTTACAATCACTCCCACAGAGTCACACAAAGTGAACAACAAACCTTTTCCATTTGTAGTATATTCTACCACAGATTCAACAGAGTTGACGCGCTCCAGGATTTGTGCATATTTTTGATTAAACAAAGAACAGAGATACTTACCATTACCAACAAGCAGAATCTCTTCATCATAGTTAAGACCTGCCATCTTAATAATGCGATTCTTGACCATATCTTTAGGGATAGAATCAAGAGCAGATATAATCTTCTCTGCTGCTTTCAATCCATAGGCAGCACAATCACCTTTCCATTGAGCAGATACATTTTTCCAGTAACGTGCTTGTTCACCATAGGTATAAAACTTTTTGATAGTATCATTTATAGTATCAAAAAATGTGTAAACTTCCTTGAGAGCATCATAACCAAGTTTCTCAATCAAACTATCACGATACTCACGATTACATCCTTGAAATACTTCTTGAGTGAAAGGATCAAAGAAAGTACCCACACCAGCAGATTCAAACAAGAAATTGTTTAGGAATGAGTGCCAGGTTCCAGAACACAACTGAATGCGATTAAATCCTTTCTTGTAGTTCTTGAGAGAGAAAGAAATGAAAGAACCATCCTCAAATCGGATAATGAAATCCCCCTTCAGTTTCTTGTCCCTAAACTCACGCTCAACGTCTACAAAATCAAACTTACGATTGGGATATTTGGAAAGAAGATCCAAGATGAACTTATCAATTACAACATCAATATTTTTCTTGTAGATACTCTTGTTAAACTCATCAAGAATATCCCGATCTTCACAATACTCAATGAAAGTATTGTGTTTCTCTACCACATCATCACTGATAGCAACTTTATTCTCAACAGCATATGCTTGTAGAAGGTACACAATGTACGCTTCAGCAGCATCCTGAATGAAATGATCTTTAGCGCAACCTGCTCCCATAACAAAAAATTAATTGTATACTATAAGGACACTTTGGACGATCCTAACTTTATTTACTTGCAATGATGCACTTTACTGGTCTTGGTTCTGCTGGAATAATATGAGTTTTTGTGACCCCAAACACGATAAATGAGTTTGTGATAAAAATACTTAGAGACATAAAAAATCGGATCAAAGCAATTTTGTCCGCCATTCTTACCAGACTTTTCTCCCAGAGCACAATAGATGTAGTACAGGAGACTTTTCTTTCTATTCTTCATAAACAGATTTTCTTGATTTAATGTAAGTCAGTTCATTCCACTGATTATTATAACAGAGAACCAGAACTCTATCATTTCTGTGTATTGGACAGAACTCATAGTTTTCTTTACTTTTTTCCCATACATCAGTTTCGATTGTAATATATTCTTCGTGCTTAAAATACACCCAACCCTCAATACCTTTGACCCATACCACATAGTCATTCACATTGGGTGTGTAAGTCATACAAAGAAAGCATCTAGAGGAGAAGGTTTAATTTGCATTGCTGTGTAGTTTCTTGTGTTTTTGAAATCTACTTCTTTACCGACTGTGGAACTATTTACAGGAGCAAAGAACTTATTGGATTTACTCTTGTAAAAACCCCATATTGTCCTCGTAGGTTTACCCATATTGTAATCAAACTTACGGGGGTTGTTTAACCAGATGCTAATCACACCTGATTTATATTCCTCAAAAGAATAAAAATAACCTTTCGGTGACGAATGATTGAAGGGAACTTCTTGGTTCATAATCTACGTTGTAAAGGCTTCAACTACTCGGGAGGTTTCCTCATCCACAAGAGCAAACTTTTGAGAATCAACTACTGCTTGCATAATCAATCCATCATACTTATCAAGATAATCATCTCTCCATTTCAATAGAATGTCGTGAACCTCATTATCGTCAGTACCAATCACTGCAATCAGTCCGCCGTATTCCGACGTTGGAAACTTTGCCCAGAAATTCGTCAAATACAGATACTTCATCATTTATAGTAATTTACCTCTCAAGTGTACCACTCATCATCTTCTTCGTCAAGTTTATTACGATCAGCAGCAAAAATAAATGATACGCCGATTGTAATAAGAGCACCTAAACCTACGCCAAAAAGAAAATTCATAGAAACTCCTGAATATAGTATCCAAATTTTACATCATTATCTTTGGCACCTCGAATAATCTTATCTAATAGTGCATTTGCTTCAGAATATGCCTCTGGTGAATATACTGGACGTTCAAAATATGCGTCAATTTCTGGATCGTAATCAACTTCAATCCGAATTGGTTGTTTGTAAGTCATTTTTTAATAGTAAGGTTAGTGAACTCTGCGATGTAGTAGTCAACAGTTACAGAAAGTGCAGATGCTTTCTCTTCAAGTTCTACTACAAGATTTTCATGTAACCGATCAATCTGTAGATCCTTACGGTTTTCGTTGTAATCAATCATCGAATTTCACTAGTAAGAGGTCGTTTGAGGTTTTCAATTGCTTGTTGCTTGTAGTAAGATTTATACAAGGCATCATCACGTTGAATGAGAAATGCATTCCATCCAATGATTGCAGCAAAAGCAAAGAGAGAGTAAAGAATGTACTTGGGTTTCATAGGTCATTTGATACTTATTTTATCGGGGAAGGAAGTTGTGGTCTGTTTAGTTCTACAGTAGTTTTCTGTAGATTGAACATCATACCATCTAAAGCACTTGCAATAGGTCCAAATCCAATAGAAGCAACAATAATACCAAAGATGGTTCCGGAAATAAAGTTAATCATATGGCAAGAACAGCAGAGGGGATTTCTACAACTTCGGGCAACTTATCATCCTCAAACTGGTGCATATGATAGCACACCCACTCACCACTGCGGAAGACATAAGCATACTCTTCACTACCATCAGGAAGCAGATACTCGCACAGGTCAGCATCTAAACGAGGAGGACATTCTTCGCCACGGTAAGAATAAGGTAGTGGTCCAGTTTCAGGAAGAGTTTCTTGATTGAATCCAAGATTAGTCCACACAGCACTAATATCTCCAAGGTCTACGAGTGCCTCAACTTTCTCACGGGTGTTAAAGTGCTCTACAAGTTTGACTCCTAGAAATTCTGGATAGGAGTCAAAATGACAATATGAGGAAATTACTGATCCATCAGAGAGTTCAAGTCCAATTCTGCTCCTTGTAGACATTTGAGTGCTTTGTTTTGATTACCTTGTTATTATAGGGTCTCCTGCGACCCCTGCGAGCACCTGTGTGACAGTTCTTCAAGTGTCCTTAGTACAATAAAGTTTCCAATACATTTACATTAGATTCAACTTTAACTTCTGGTTGTTTGATAATAATGAGTTCTGTTTTTTTACCTCTACAACTTACATCACCCGCCATCTGATAGTCAAACTCAAGATAACGAAATTCAGTCCAATCTTTATATAATTCTTTGAGATAATCTGTGTTGTCATAAGACATCACAAACCCACCTTTGTGTTGCTTCAAGACATCAGCAAGTTTATCATGATTAAATCCTTCATGAGTGCTTCCATCAATACCATAATAGTATGATGTAGTTTTATAGTATGGTGGGTCCAAATACATGAAGTCATTATGATGCTTTGGTATTGTCTCAAAGCAATTACCAAAAGAAAATGAGAAGTTTGGATTATGAAATCCAATCAATTTATGAATACCTGCAAGACTTAAATTCTTTCTTGATGATTCGGATGTATGTCCAAGATCTCCACTAAATGCACCTTTAATACAAATATAAAAAGACCATGCTCTTGTGAACTTATTATCACTCGTTAATAGTGGTAGAAAAGATTTGTAGTGTTCTCTATCTTTAAGAGGATAATGCTTTGCAACCTCTTCACCAATTCTCTTTCCACCTTCTGTTGTTAGAAGTTCCCAAAAGTCAGCAAGAGGTTGAAACAAATCATATGCTTGCACTTTCATACCTCTTGCTGCAAGAGCAAGTTCAATGCAACCACCACCCATAAAAGGTGACATCAAATAAGAAAGATTTGGATGAATCTCATTAATAATCTTAATAATCTCATCTTTCATTTTATTTTTACCGCCAGCATAACGATAAAGACTTGTGGATGTATATCTCATTTACATAAACTTCTCAAGTGGATTATATAGTGATTCATGATATTTTTTTACTACTTAACCAATCAACCACCACGTTCCCGAAGACTTCTTACAAGATACTCACTAAACTCTTCCATCTTCTCTGGGATTACTGTTGAGATATCATAATCTATTGCATTCTTAAGTGCAACCATCTCATTGTACTCACTATCTGTAAGTTTAGTGTTTCTTTTGTTTGCGTAGGTCATAGTTTTAATCGAAATATCTTCGTATCCTAACACTATCTATCTATATTGTTGTATAACTTAATAATGTCTTAAGAGTGTTGTTGTATTTCTTAATCTCCAAACATAGGACCAAAAGATCCACTACTTCCAAATTTTCTGTTCTCAAGCATATCTAACATATTTTCTGTTTTCTCAAGATTATCAAGTGCGTAAAGAATTTCTGCAAGATGCTTACATACAAAACTCTTTTCATTCACAGCAGCATTTTTGAGTGCAGCACGAAGGTGACTCTGTGCTTCTAATAGTTCTTCTTTAACTTTAGGTGAAAGAGACATCAAACTTTCCTCAAAAGATAAGATCCATCACCTTGAGAAATCCACTCCACTAAATCATTTGCTTTAAGATTTGCTGCTTCTAACAAATCATCAGGGAACTGCACATAATAATCATCTATACCTTCCTCAATTTTCTGCTGAACAGGAAGAACCCACTTAACTACTTTATCTTCTTTAATTTTATCATCTTCCCAAAAACTATTCCAAGCACCTTTACATTCTGGTGATGGATCTTGATTATTGCAAATAGTATTTTCTCCAGGAAAGTTACTGTTGCGGTCTTCAGTGAGAGTAGGATTAGCAAGTCC